GCCTGCTTATTATAATTCTACCAACCAGGCCTTTTTGCGCAAAATGATTTACGGTATTGTGTATGGAACGACAACTGGAACGATCCAAGAGGATGGCAGTAATATTGCATTCAATTTAATTATAACAGCATCTGGAAGAAACGTTGATGTTCTGATTGTTGATGGCCACATAGACCCTGGTCATCCAGAATTTTCAGTAAATTCTAACGGTTCTGGAGGATCCCGTGTTGTTCAATATAATTGGTTTCAAAATAACGTTGGGGCTGGCACTGGCTCATACGTATACACTCCTTATGCAGGTCCAGGCTCGGCAGAAGCAACTAATAATCACGGTGTGCACGTCGGCGGGACTGCAGCAGGTAATTCCCAAGGTTGGGCTAGAGACGCTAATATATACAATCTGAATCCGTTGAATGACAATCCAAACTGGGGTGTTCTAGGGTTTGGCAGCGACACATTTTGGGATTATATAAGAGCTTGGCACAATTCTAAACCGATTAACCCTGTAACTGGCAGGGTTAATCCTACAATATCAAATCACAGCTATAGCTCCCAGCAACATTACAATCAAGGCGTTTGGGGTCCTATTACTGCAGTGACATATCGAGGTACACACTTTTCACCAGGAAGAGCTCTAACGGTAGCAGAACTTCAAGCAAGAGGTTTTTACACAGATGACGATTCACCAGGCGGAGTACCAGCTTATAGTGTGTCATTCGAGGCGGATATTCAAGATGCAATGGACGACGGGATAGTTATGTGCGGCGCTGCTGGCAACGAGTCTTGGAAAATAGTAAATTCCGCAGACCAAGATTATAACAATACTTTGACTGCTTACCTTACTAATTATGGATACTCGACACAATATTATCATAGGGGAAACGGGTATGGCGGGGCTGGATACGCGCCACATATAACAGTTGGTGCTATTGGAATTAATAAGGAAGATTATAAAGGTACCTTTAGCAATTGCGGAAGCCAAGTTGATATATTCGCAGCTGGTACTGCAATACACAGTAGTTTGCACACACCCGCTGGAGCGCAGTTTAGTTCAGCGATATACGATAATAGGAATACGAACTATTACAAAGGTAAAATGCAAGGAACGAGCATGGCATCTCCGCAAGTGTGTGGTATTCTCGCGTGTCTTGCAGAACATTGGCCTAATATGAGACAGGCTGAAGCACATCAATGGTTAATCGATTTTTGTAATGAAAATCAAATAACTGATACTGGCGCGGACAACGCGATGGATATTGCTAGCTTGCAGGGCGCTCCTAACAGATTTGCAAAATGGACTAACCAAAGACCAGTAGATGGCGCACCGTTCCCACAAAGAAACTTTAGGCCACGACATGTTGATGATGATTTAGTTTATTACGGGAAAAGAATGTGGCCTCGTCCAAGGATTAGACGAAGAGGTTAATGTTGTTGACATTCTTTTGATATTAGTGTATAATAGAAAATATCAAAGGAATCAAAGAATGTTTAACCATGTCGATCATAGCGTAGAGCTACCCAAACTAACACGCAAAACTACCGAGTCTGGTCGTAAGTATTTTACGCCTGACGGTAATGCATATCCATCCATCACAACAGTACTTGGGATTTTAAGTAAACAAGGCATTTTAGAATGGCGTAAACGCGTGGGCGAGGAAGAAGCAAACAAGATTTCTCGTCAGGCCGCTGGTCGAGGTACTGCAGTACACACTCTCGCAGAAGATTACCTAAACAATAAAGAAGATTGGAAAGGTAAACACATGCCTGCCAATTTAAATACGTTTAATGACTTGCGCCAAATTATTGACGGCCGGATTGATAATGTATGGATGCAAGAAGAATTCCTTTACAGTGATAAACTAAAATGCGCCGGCCAAGTCGACTGTATTGCAGAATACGATGGCGAGCTATCAATTATTGACTTTAAAACATCACGTAAACCAAAAAAAGCTGAATGGATTGAAGGATACTTTATTCAAGCTTCGTTTTATGCAGCTGCTTTTTTTGAACGCACCGGCATCCCGATTAAGCAAGCAGTTATCTTAATAGCAGTTGACGGCTCGGAATCTCAAGTTTTTAAGATTAATACTTTTGATTACTTATCACATTTTCTCGCAGTTCGCAAAAAATATAAAGAACTTTATGAAATTTGAAATTAAATCAAATTAACTATTGACATTCCATGTATACTCGGTTATATTAATAGTATAAAGAGAATCAAAAGGAATCACTCAAATGAAAAATCTTGGTATCAACTTCGTAAATGCAAATGAAGCCGGTCTTATCTTCACTATCGACACCGACAAAGGTTCAATCCAGCGTCGTTGTGATACTGTCGAAGATGGCCAATTCTGGGTTGGCTGCTACGGTGTTGCCCAAGATTTGTTCCTTTCGTCTGATATGGATTTTGCTTCAGAAGAAGGTTTTGCTGACGACGGCGATGCCAAACTTATGCTGAACTCAATCCTAGAAAATGCATCTACTGGCCAAGTGGCCTATTGGTAAGGAATACAATATGACAAGCTTTGACAAAACAAAAATCAACTATCACGGTGGCTACCTAACATATACTGGCGATTATAACGGTCGTCCAGTGTATGAAGATAAGCCAGGTGTTCATCCTACACGCATCGGCAAAGGTAAAGATCTTTTTATTGCGCGCTTCAAGCATAAAGGTCCAATCACTAAAGCAAAGTTCCTGAAAGAGCTTATTAAAAACCACACCGTTGAAGATTACGCAAATGCTTATCTTTTTGGAATGGCTCCGGTAGCTATCCTCAAAGATAAAAATCCTGCTTGGTATGAAAAAATTATGAATAAACGTCTGCAGAATCAATTAGAGGTAGCAGCATGAAAAGCTTTAAATCAAAATTTATTAATACTGTTGGGCATGCTTTTAATGGAACCTCGTGGACTTTTAGGGGCTGTGAAGTAGTAATGGACGAAACAGGATTTGCATGTACGTGCAGTAAGCGCGCGGTATATAAGTGCAAACACATTACATCAGTAGAACTTGGAATTTTAGGCGTAGGACAAACATTTTATAATGAATCTATTCATACTTGATAAGCACCCAGTAAAATCCGCGCAATTACAATGCGATAAGCACGTAGTTAAAATGATTGTCGAATCTGCGCAGATGTTATCTACCGTCCACCGCATGCTAGATGGGCGTCTAGAGCGAAGACTTTCAAAGTCTGGTAAGTCGATGGTTAAGTATTGGACGCTATCGGACGGTCGCGAGAATACGCTCTATAAGCCCGTACACATGTACCACCCATGCACGGTTTGGACCGCAGAATCAAATAGCAATTATAATTGGCACTGGGCGCACTTCGCGGCGCTTTGTGAAGAATATAAATATCGCTATGAAAAGGTTCACGCCACTGATAAACTGTTAAAAAATATTTTAGAAAGTCTACCAAAAAACATCCCGCTTGGTCCTTTGACTTCACAGCCTCTTGCGATGAAATCAAATCCAGAATGTATGGATGAAAATAATGTGGTAGAGTCTTATAGAAAATTTTATCAAACAAAGCAACACCGTTTTAAAATGGCTTGGTCAAAAAGAAAAATACCAGATTGGTTTGAAGTTGCAACTTAAATTTAAAAGGTCAAGTTTAATGCGGTATACGATAGCAGAAGAAAATCTAGGTTTCTTCTTAGGTGCATTTAAAAACCAAGGTGTTTTTGCAAAAACCGACGTCTTCGGGTTATCGAAAGCAATTAGTTTTAGTACAAAAGAAGAAGCTGAAGAGTTTATCGATGACCATATGTATAAAGCTAAAGAGGAATGGCTAGTTATTGGAATAGAAACTGACAGCAAATTTGTGCATGTAGTTGATCTTTTGAAAAACGGTTATCATCAATACACGCACAATATGGTAGACTCTATTGAAATGAGTTCAACGGAAATACATTAACTTTTCCTTTACATTTATTTAGAATCAGTGTATAATATAATTATGAAAATGAGGAATATATTATGTTAGAATATTACGAAATGATTACTAAACTCCGCGAGCTCATCCGCCATACTGATGGGCCAAATTCAAAAATTCCCGCGTTTAAAATTCTAGACCTCGCTGAAGAATTTCAGCGTAGAGCCGAGGATATTGAAATGCAAATGATTGTCGAGTCTCAGAGAAATAGTTTGAATTAATTTCAAATTAACTATTGACAATACGAAAGAATCAGTGTATATTTAATATATCAAATGAAAACAAATTAGGAATATATCATGGCACATGAAATTGAAATGGTTAACGGTCAAGCTCAAATGGCATACCGTGCAAGCAAAGGTCTACCTTGGCATGGATTAGGCGTCCCAGTCTCAGATGAGATGACTCCTCAACAAATTATGGAAGCTGCAGGGCTTGATTGGTCTGTTGAAAAAGTTAATACATTTATTAATTACAAAGATGAGCAAATAGAAACTGGTCAACAAGCATTAGTTCGCTCAACTGATGGTAAAATTCTCACACAAGTTGGTCAAGGTTGGAACCCAGTTCAAAATTCAGAAGCTTTTGACTTCTTTACTGACTTTGTACGTGCTGGCGACATGCAAATGGATACCGCTGGTTCACTTAAAGATGGTCAAATTGTATGGGCACTGGCTGATGTAAAAGACGGCTTTTCGCTATTTGGTGGTGATGAAGTGAAAGGCTACTTGCTTTTCTCAAACCCACACCAGTACGGCAAAGCAATCGACATTAAGTTTGTGATGGAGCGTGTTGTTTGCAATAACACTTTGTCAGTTGCACTTAATGAAGTAGGTCAACCATCTGTTCGCGTTAACCATCGCTCAGTGTTCAATCCTGAAAGTGTAAAAGAAATTCTAGGTCTTGGTCACAACCGCGTTGAACAATTTAAAGAAGCTGCAGAGTTTCTTGGATCTAAGCGTTACACAGACGAAAAACTTACTGAGTTTTTTGGTATCGTATTTGGCAAATCAACAAAAGAAAAAGAAATTTTAGCGCGCACAGCAAAAGAAGCTATGTCTATTGTTGAAGACCAACCAGGCTGTGAATTTGCGCCTGGAACATGGTGGAATGCATATAACGCAGTAACCTATATGACTGACCACAAACTAGGTCGCTCTGCTGATACTCGAATGGCTTCTGCGTGGTTTGGTGGAAACGCTAAACGCAAAGTTGACGCACTTACCACTGCGTTGGATATGGCTGATGCTTGTTAACACGATTTTATGTGGAGTGGCCTTAAGGGCTACTCCTAATAACATCCAATAATTTAGGATATATGAGTGAAATATTTAAAATATATCAACGAAACAATTAAAGACTTTAAAGACGATGGTCGTTATAGAATTTTTAATGACATATTAAGAGAACGTGGAAAGTTTCCTAGATCTGTATGGTATGGAAAATACGCTCCAAAAAACATAATTAACTGGTGTTCTAACGACTATTTAGGCATGGGTCAAAACCAGCATGTTATTGATTCTATGCAAACTGCGTTAAATCAAACAGGCGCTGGTTCTGGAGGTACGCGTAATATTGGAGGTACGTCACATTATCACGTAACTCTTGAAAGAGAAATAGCTTCATTGCACAATAAGAGTGCGTCGCTGTTATTTACTAGCGCGTTTGTAGCAAACGAATGGTCTCTAATAGCTTTATCTCGTATCATACCAGATATTTGTTTTATTTCTGACAATAAAAATCACGCTTCCCTAATTATGGGAATTAAGCATTCAAGGTCAGAGAAGAAAATATTTAAACACAATGATATGGAAGATTTAGAAAATCAATTAAAGCTCGCGAAAAAAGAAAAACTAAACCCTGTAATTGTTTTTGAGTCTGTGTATAGTATGGATGGCGATGTTTCTCCTATTAAAGACATTGTAGCACTTGCTCACAAATACGAAGCAATGACATATATTGATGAAGTTCACGCCGTGGGTTTATATGGTCCTACGGGTGCGGGCTATTGCGAACATTTAAATTTATATGCTGACGATATTGACATTATCAACGGCACTTTAGGCAAAGCTTTCGGCGTGCAAGGAGGTTATATTGCAGGTGACAGAGAAATTATTGACGCTATTAGATCGGTGGCAAGTGGATTTATATTCACTACAAGCATGTCACCTGTACTATGTGCTGGGGCTCTCGCCTCCATAAATTATCTAAGGGATAATTCTTCTTTACGAGATATACACCAAGCGAGAACAAAAAAACTAAAGAAAATGATGTCAGATCGCGGCATTAGTATTCATCCAAATGCGTGCACTCACATTATTCCAGTCATGGTAAACGATCCATTTAAAACAAAGGAAGCAAGCGATAGACTTCTTAATGAGTATGGGATATATATTCAAGCGATTAACAGTCCCACAGTTGACCCGGGTACTGAAAGATTAAGAATAGCGCCAACTCCTTATCACACGGATGTTATGATGATGGAATTAGTAACAGCGTTAAAAGAAATTTTATCTACCAATGAATAAAAGGTACATCAATTGTTTACAAGTAATATATACACCGCAACTGCAAACGCGCTGTTCCAAGCTGGCTCTATTTTTGCTTCAACCTATGGTATAGCCTGGGCCATGTACCCAGTTATGGGAATGGTTAGTTATATCGGCTTTATGCAATCTATTGCAGCAGCAAGCATGCTTTCGGGTTTCATTAAACATAAAGAAGACAAAAACGACCATAATTATCATATTTTAATATTAATTTCCCTGCTATACCTGTTATCTTCATATCAGGTGTATCACCAAGGATATATGATTTTTGCTGGCTTTATGTTTGCGCATTCGACAATATTTTTATTAACTAATATTCTTGGGTTTTTACAACAAAATTTAGAGGATGAGAAACAATGAAAATACTTATATTTGGGCTGCCAGGTTCGGGTAAATCTACGTTAGCTGAACCCTTTGCAAATATTATCGATGCCGTGTACATCAACGCAGATGAGGTTAGGCAATTGTACGATGATTGGGATTTTAGTCCAAAGGGACGTATACGGCAGGCTTTGCGTATGAAACATTTAAGCGATGGAGTGATTCGGGCAGGTAAGAATTGTGTAAGTGATTTCGTATGCCCAACTAAAGAAACTCGATTAGCGTTTGATGCCGACTTTACAGTGTGGATGGATACTATTAAAGAAAGTAAATTTAAAGACACAAACAAAATATTTGAGGATCCGGTTGAGTGCGATTATCATGTTAAGGAATGGTTTACCAATACTCCTGAAATTCTTTCAAAAGTAATACAGCGCTATTCTCTTTTAAAACAAGGTAAAGGATATAACTTGGGAGCTGATTATGTTTGATTATAAGAAACCCTCAGTGCAGATGTTAGGACGTTGGCAGCCTTGGCATGACGGACATACCGAATTGTTTAAGCAAGCCTATTCTATTACTGGCCAGGTTGTAATTATGATACGCGATGTTTATCAATATGAAGGCGATGCTGGTTCTGGGCGGACTCGTCTGCAAGATGATAACCCCTTTGGTATTATTGATGTAATTTCTAATATTGAAAACAGATTAGAGCAGCACGGTTTTCGCAATGGTTATGAATATCTTATCCTTGAAGTGCCAAACATTGTCGACATTAGCTATGGCCGTGATGTAGGATACACTTTTACTGAACACGATCTCGGTGAAGAAACCCATGATATAAGTGCTACTAAAATAAGAGAAGAAATGAGAAAGAAAGGTATATTATGAATACTCAAACAACACAATCTTTGCCATCTGTTATTACAGACAGCGATCGCAAAGTTATTCAAAATGCATTACGAGAAATGTCAGATTCTATGACAAGAATTTCGGCAGAAAAAGACTTACAAAAAGATATTGCAGAACAAATTCTTGAAAAAGTAAACGTATCAAAAAAAGATTTTAACAAACTTGCTAGAATTTTTCACGCTTCAAACTTAATGGAAGAAGCAGCACGCAATGAAGAATTTATGGAATTTGCATCTGCGGTGATGGCTCCAGTTTCAAGACAAATTGAAAAGAGTGGTTCATAGTATAAAATGACAGAAGGTCCATTTAAAAACGCGTTTGACGCTGATACTATTGGCGTAATCCGGCGTGAAATCACATCTTATCGTATACGCGATGGCATTATGATAAGAGAAGAAGCGTGTCGTGATTATTATGAAAGCGGGGATTACCACGATTCATCAAACGTGATACCGTTAGTAATCAGATAAAGTAATAAAAAAAGGCCGCTTAAAAAGCGGCCCTAGTTTATAGAGGGAGAGGTTAAACCCTCTCCCTTTTTTATTATACTAGAAGAGGTTGCTGATGCGAACTCTGCGGTAGTATACGTTAGTGTTATCTGTAAGAGCACCTTCACTACGTGTTGGGCCAGCTGCGAATGGATTAGCAACCATACCATAACGTGTTTTAAAGCCAATTTTTGGCTGGAAGGAATTCTCACCGACCGCACGATACATTTGCAATGGAACGTATGGGCAATAGAAGAGGCCTGCATCGAATGCGCTAGAACCTTTATATCCTACTACTAGGTAGTTTGAACCTGCATATGGATCGATGTACACTCTGTAACGACCGTTCAAGATACCGGCGAATGTGTTGCCTGTATCATCAACGTTAATTGCGTTGCTGTTAAGTGCTGGTGTGTAATCAAGAACACCGGACATTTGCAATGCTGACGCTACGTCAGAAGAACAAATTACAATGTTACCTTTACCGCGACGAGTTGCTTTTGCAATCGCGTTAGCTTCGATTTCAACCTGGAACATCAAGCCTTTAAATTTCTCTACTGACCAACGACCGTTTGCATCGACGTCTAAGTCGAACACACCGGCTGAAGCAGTTCCAGCTGCACCAGTTACCGCAGTGCTATAGATTGTACGAACAACTTCACGGTTGATTTCCGCTAGGATTTCAGATTGAAGAATGTTTGCAAGTTCTGTTTCGGCATCAAGACCATGAACAGCACGAAGATCTTGTGCTAGCTCTGTGGTGTATTCTGCTTTCAACGCACGTGATTTAGCAGCAACAGTTACTTTTTCAATAGCAAGCGCCATTTCTGCAAATTGTGTGCCGCCACCGTCGCCAAGTGCTTCAGCGTCTGCAGTTGCAAGACCTGTACCTGTTGGTGCTGTTGCACCCGCACCAGTTGTGCTAGACATTGTACCTGTACCAGAGAAGTCTGTATCGGCTTCGTTGTAGAATGCTTCTTGTGCAGTGTTACCTGTCATTGCATTCATGTTAGAGCGCATTGCGAAGATAAGACCTGTTGGTCCTGTCATCGGCTGCACGCCAGCAATGTCATATGCCATTAGGTTTGGCATGGAACGACGCACCAAGCTGATCAATACTGGATCATAGCCTGCTGTTGGATTTGTGCCTGCGCCCGAACCGAAACCGCCCGTGCCAGCTGCGTTTGTTGGAGCTTCTTGTAAAAGCGAAGTCATGTTAATAGACTGGTCGCCACTTTCTACAAGCGCTTTTTCTGTGTTTTCAAGAAGAGTAGCAGTAACTGCTTTTCTGTGCTCGTCCTTGATTGCTGCGAAAGAAGAGTGCTCGAGAAGAGGACCCCACTTTTCAACTAATGTTCTGCTAGATTGACTCATTTTGTCTCTCCTATCCCTGTTGTTTTAACTATACTGATATTTATAATTTGGTTATTTTTACTTTTGTTTACTGTTGATGGCTTCAACGATAGCAGAAACCGATGCATACTGAGATAATGTTTTTCTTGTTTCAGTCTCTTCAGTAATAACTTCGTCTTCTGTTTCTTCGCTTATTACCTGTGCTTTTTTAGCTTTAAAGAACGATTCCTTAAGAGTGCCAAGGTCTGTCTCATATGCTTGTAAATCTTCGTTATCAAGTTTTTCTGATAAGGATTTTAATCTTTCTTTCTGAGAAACGGTAAGTCCTTCAGAAATGTTATCAAAAGTCTTTTCAGCTTTGAGAGCAGCTATTTCCTTTGCGAGGGAAATATTTTCGTTAATCGCATCGTTCGCTTGCGCTTGGATTTCGCTAACTTGTTCTTCTAAACCAGCAACAACATCGACTGTTTCTTCGTCGATATCTATGTTATGTGAAGTAAAGATTTCTTTGAGGCCGTCCATTAACGATTCTGCCATTTCTACTTTAATGCCAGATTCTACAGCTACTACATTTTCTTCCATCCACTGCTCAACGACATAGTCGAGATATGAGTCTAGGTTTTCGGTAATTTCTTCTATTGCAACTTCAACAGTTTCAACTAATTTCTTGTCAAACTCTTCTTCGAGCTCAGAAACAGCTTCGTTTACTTTTGTGTTAGTTGCTTCTCTAACTGCAGTTTCAAATACTAAAGATACTTTAGATTTAAATTCTTCAGAAAGATCTGCGCCTTCAAACATTGAAGCGATAGACTCTTCAACAGAAAGTACTTCTACTTCTTCCGCAACTTCAATGTTGTCATCAGCTTCATCAGCTTCTTCAGACATTGGTGGTGCTTCTACAGTATCAGCTTTAGCATCTACTTTCTTTTTAACATCAGCTTTTTTCTTTTTAATTGCGCCGCCCTCTGGCGTCGTTGGTTCAGGAACCTCCGAAACACCGTCGTCAGCAACGAATTTTTCTTCTAATTCTGACATATTTACTCTCCTCTTAATTGGATCCGTGTTATTATATTACTATATCCATATTTATAATTATTAATTTTTCAGAGAAGTAAGGAATTTTTCAAAGAGTTTAGCAGCGTGCGACTCGTCAATCACCCTGATTGTTCTCTTATATTCCTTTTTCACTTCTTGTACTATTTCTTCAACAACTTGCTCTATAGCTTGCTGTCTCCAAGTTCCAGCACCAATATCGTAATAATATTCGGTATTTTCCATAATGCCGTTTACAAAACAGTCAGGCCCGGATGGATCTGTTACGATATCAACTGTTGCTAAATGAAAGTCGTCCTGTACTTCCATGATACCTTCTTTAGTAGGTTTTACTGAACCAAGACCACGCGTTGATACTCCAACTCGTACGCCTTCGTCTACAAAGGTTTTAACAATTTCGCCCATCGGAGTAGACAAAATTTTTGCCCGTCCAATAAAATTCGTTCCTTCACGTTTCATCTCGGTAATTAAATGCGAAACTCGGTCGCCATTGATCTGTGGTCCATCAGGGTGACCCAGTTCGCCAAGCGCTCTCTTTGTTTCAATGAAAGTTTTTTGATATCTATTCATTTCTTTTTCAAGAATAGCCGAAGGATATATACGGCCATTACGATTTTTCATATCGCCTTGCATGAAGATACCTTCAATGAAGTAATTCTTCTTACCGTTTTCAGTTGCTTCGGTGAAAACCTCGCAATCTTCATCGAATACTTCAGTAATTAGCCTCATGTATATACTCCTCGTTAATTTATTAGTATAATATATGTTTATTTATATATTTATACTTTAGCGTCGTAATAGTTTTTGTTCAGCTCGCCGCGAATAATTGTTTCACCGATTTTTCTACATCTAACATATGTTCTTTGGGCAGACCCGCCAGTGGGAGTATATGTTCTTATGCCAGCGGCGACTGTACCATTAGCTTCTCTATAATATTGGTCATCAGGGTGAACTTTTGCGCCTGTGGCTAAAGAACCAAGAGTAGGCGCATTGTCGTATTGCCAAATACTGTTTGATCCAGGAACCGTCACCCAAGCCATTTACATAGCTTCTCTTGCAAAACCGAGAATTTCTTCAAAGCCAGATTTATCTAGCATTGCAGTTGCCTGCATTTTTTTACGGTTTGCAGATGTAAGATCTTTAAACATCTGATTTAAAATTTTGGCGTCTTTATCTTTAAGAACGACTGAATCACCATTTTTTAATTTAACCATCCCAGCTTTAAACGATTCATCGAGGGATTCAAACTGCATAGAATGCTGCCCTGTTTCTCTAACTTTGTCAGCGGCGTCTTTAGTTGAATACGGCGCGCCTTGGTTCACAAATTTACCACCATGGAACTTTTGAATTTGAAAACCGTGTTTTTGAGTAGCTCCTGCTCTGTTATCAGGATGAACCTTTGCTAAATCTACAATGCGAATTTGGCCTTCATCAGCTTCAACGATCTCTGCAGATTCGCTTTTGTCCCAAGGAGCTTTTTTAAGAGAAACCTTGCCCTTAGGCTGAACTTTCATTCCCTGTAAAGCTCTTGTAATAGTTTTTTGAGAAATTGTTTGTTTAACAGGCTTTGCTTTCGCTTCATCGATATCTTCGTTTTTACCAGTAGCAGCCATCCTATTAGCACGTTTAGCGATACCTTTAACAGATACGTCCGCTAGTGATCTTTTAATTTTAGGAGCTTTACTTCTAGCTTCACCAATCTCAGCTTCTTCTCCCATAGCCATTACTTCTGCAGTAGCATACGAATATAAAGTTTGCATTTCTTTTGCAACGCCCGCCAATTTATTTTGGAACCATTCTTCAGGATCTTGCGTTGATTGTATGTAGCGCGCAATACCAGATAAATTGTGTGACATAGAACGCAGCGCGCCCATCATCATTGGCTTTTCTTCCATTGGGTTTTCAGCCAATATCTCTTCAACAGATTCATCAGTAGATTCTGTTTTATCTTTGTTAATCGCTTTGCTGATTGCTTTGCGCCGACGGTGGAGATATTCATCTGAACTATCAACGTCACCGTCATTATCAATGTCTTTATCTTTACGATCTTTATGCTTACCTTTAAGGGCTTTTTTGTTTAACGCATCTAGATCTTCGTATACTTCTGCATCTTCGCCCGGTGCAAGATCTGCCCTGCGCTTGGATTTCTTAGTTCCAGTAATTTCACCAGTAAATTGGTGATCTAAAGCAACAGGATGTCCTACTTTAGTTACGATGTGTTTAGCTTTGAATGCCTTTTCGTCGCCTGCTTTTGGTTCAGCAACCTCAGATATTAAGTTTTTAAAGGTTTTCATTCTTGATGCCCTCTTTTAAGTGATTTCGTTTTATTTATAACTTTTAGCGACTCTTCAGCATCTATTTCAACTTCATCGGCACCAGTCTCTGCGTCTGACTCCGGTTCTTGATTAGAATCATTATCGGTATCCATATCTATATCTTGTGGTATACCGTCGTCATATAACCCAGCTGCTCTTTCTGCATCCATTTCTTTTTGCATATCAACTACGTCTTGATCATTCATAAACAGAACGTTTTTAGTAACCCAAGCTCTCGAATAATATTTGCCAACTTGTTCTTCCATATCTCTCAACGTTGTTATTTTTTCACGCAAGATTTCAGTTTGCTTTAATTCTTCAAAATAGTTGTCTTTCATAAAGTCATAACGTATTTTGTTTTTAATTTCGTCCCACTCTTCTGGATCGAGCACACCTTTTAGAATTAGTTGCTTTTCGAGAAGAGAATCAAATAATCCAGAAAAACGATTGCGCAATCTACGAATAAATTTACTAAATTTTAATTCGTCGCGAGTCATTTCAGAAACACGGCCAAAGCTATACGTATTTTCAGGTTCTAATCTTGATACTGGTACCTTCAAAGATTTATACAATTTTCTTTGGAAATACGACATGTTTTCATCGCCGCTTAATGCTGGAGCGTTTCCGCCTGCTAAAATATCTACTTCAGTAGATCTTTCTCCGCCACGGCGAGGGAACCAAAAGTCTTCAGTCATAGTCATAAATTTACGACCGTCAGTGATATCACCACTATCAGAATCGTATTGTAATTTATTTTTATGTCGAGTCATCATATCATGTAGATATTGCTCTGCTTTCATTTTAGGCAGGTTACCTACGTCGATATAGAAAATTCTTCTTTCAGGGGCGCGTGTAATTGTGTAGATTACAGTAGCATCTTCTAACATACGAAGCTGATTTAACGGTTTAATTGCTGGGTGTAAATGCGAAAGAATTAAAGAGTTATTTTCGTTCATATAACCAGATGTTACTCTTGCTACTGAGTCTTTTGCAATTCTAAAGCCCTGAACTGTTGCACCGCCTGATGTTCCGGCAGTCGATTTCGATCCAAAACCAGAATCAGAATAAAGATAATATTCTTTTTTAATCTTTTTCAAAGGAATTCCAGAATGGGAATCTTTTTGCTTTTCGTCCATTTCTTTAATAAGACGAAGTTTTCTAGGGTCTATATAACGTACTTCTTTTATGCCGTCTTTTAAATTATCGTTATCTATAACAACGTGATAGTTTAATCTTCCATCTACGTAAAACTTTTGGAAAATGTCATATCCGTAGTTTGAAAAATCGAGAAAACGAAGAATTTCTTCAAATTCTTCAGTTATTATATTTTTTACTTTTTGTGGTAAATTCGTATCGTCAAGAACAATTTCTACTGCATTCTCATGTGAATCAATACTTATAGCTTCGTTAATAACCTCGTCAACGGCCTGAGAAATTTCAGGTTGAAGCATCATTCCACGGTATTTTGTTACCAATTCACCTTCTGATTTGGCATCCCCGTCCATATTAATAGCAATGCCATAGGATCCTCCAAGAGAGTTTCCTATAGTAATTGCGCCTTCATCGTTAGTTGGTTCTACAAAGGAAACCGCGGTGTCTTCATCAGCACCACCAATTTCTCTTTTTATCTCGAATCCAAATATTCGCATTAATTAATCATCCTATAAATTAAGTAGTTGAAGTGCCAGTGGTTCCTTCAACTCTCCACAGATCGTATTGGAATGTAACTCCAAATTCTTCGATCACATCAGTGGATTCCCATGAAAGGGGTATCGCGTCAACAGTGACAGGATATATACCCTCGAATACGTATGTTCTAAGCAGACTTCCGTCTTTACTAAATTGAGTTACAATCGCGTTTGATTTGTAATCCTGTGGTAAAGATCTTGCATTAGAATCATGTGTATTTATAGCGTTTGACCATGTTTCCATTGCGTTGCGAACTAAAAAGTCTTCGTCGTTTATAATTGTTACTGGCCAATCTTCAAACGTTCTATCGCCAGCGTATTTTATTTGTCGACCAAAATATGGAACTACATAAGAACCTAGGGTTGACCCGGGCAATGCTGCAGTTTTAACCATAAAGGGTACTTTTAAATCGGCAATCCCAGTTATTGGGTTTGTGATTTGTACTTGGAAGAGGGTGGGTCTTGCCCCACCCCCTACTAGTTGTGATTTAAATTCGTTGATATTAAATGCCATGATTATCTCCTTTTCTTTTATTTATTAGAGTGGCTGACCAACGATTTCATCGAATTCTACGCCAGTTCTAGTAGCAACAAACGTTAACTCGATGATATTGATTGCACGAGCAGGCTTAATAAAGATATTGCCTCTGAACACGTTACTGTCTACAACTTGCGGCGTATTTACAGTAGCGTCAGATACAACTCTAAAATCAATAATACCACGTTTTCCTTGAATATCGCGAAGGAATGGTTCTACTAAATTTTTAAACTGCGTTTGTGTAAACTCGTCGTTGAAGTCAAATAGGAACGATGCAGCCACTGTAGATATAGCTTTTTCAACTGTAATGAAAAGGCGCCGGACGTTAATCCGAGTAAACGCGCTTCCGGTTGCTGTGCCTAATCCGGTTTTATCGCCAAAGAGTAAGACACCTTGTCCTACTTGAGAAATAACTGGATTAACATCTGCTCCGTACAATTGATCTCTTTGAGCTTTATTTGGATTAAACGCTAATTTAACTACGTTTTTGATTATACCGCGCTTAAAACCAGCTGGTGATTGCCAAGGTTCTACTCTCATAGAAATGCCTGCAATATCACCGTTTAGTGGTACCCAGCGATACACATCGTTATATTTGTCATAACGATATTTATAACCCGTATCCATAAACCAATAAGATGACGATTGCACTAAATTTCTAAATGCAATAACGTTTGTCATTTTAGTTTCAGGATTTGTTGGCGTAACAGCATCAGCAAGCGGTGGTGAAATATAAACAACACAATCTTTTCTGCTTTCAGCAATGTTTGCAACTACGTAGTTAGAAAGATTTGCACTCGAAGATTTACCGCAAATAATAGCAGAAATATCAACTTCGTTAGCATCTTTATATAAATCATAACCCAATGCAATTTTGCCAAATGCTATGCTAGCTTCGCCATCGCCGTCCGCACCATTCGTGGTGGCACCCATACGGTCGTAAATTGGAATTGTAATAGCAGTATTAATAGTAGTCGCTGCTTTTTGGTCAATCCAAACAGAAGAGTTTTCTAATACGGTACCGTAATAGTTGTTTGTACCATCTGGAAGTTTTGCTCCGGTATTAACTGATACGTTTTCATACAATTCTAAAACAGATCCAGCAGTCCCTGTAATTCCGCCAGTCTTGTCAATAACAGCTATGTGAATATTATTTGCGCTAGGAGCGGCCTGTGCAATATTTGAATATCCCCATTTTCTTTCTACATTTAACAAAGCAAGATCTGTCTCGGCGAGTGTAAATCTATTTTTTGTTGTTATTGCGTAGTCATAAGGCGCTGTATTTGCATCTGCTGTATTATCTGTGAAAGATGATACTATAAGTTCCTGGTATCCACCAGAATCATTACCTATTCTTATAATATCGTCTTGCTGAAGGTCACCAATTGCGCTTGTCAGCGCAGTTAAGCTAAGAGATGTTGAATTAAATGCAACGGTACCTGTTAGTTCACCAGCAACAGCAATTGTTTCATCGTAAGATGTAGAAGAAGTTACAGCAACTTCAATTTCGTTACCTAAGTGTCCTGGATATTTTGCTTTAAAATACGTACCATCTGCAGTTACTGTATTTGCGCTTACAACACGAGTTACATATAACGCGTTTGAATACGATAAGAAATCAGCAGCGCTGAAAAAAGTTTCGTAGTTTTGCCAAGTCGTATTTGCGTATGGTTTACCAAAGCGGCTAGCTAGTTCTTCTTCTGAAGAAACTAAAATACGCTGGTTGATTGGACCCCAACGAAAAACACCGGCAATAGCAGCAGGTGGCGTTCCGATGGCCGGAATTACTGCCGATGCGTCGACTTCCCTAACGATAACGGATGGACTTACAGAAAAAGTCATGTTTTTCTCCTTTGTGTAAGATTATTTGTTTCACTCTATTTTCTTTATTTATAAAAATTTGTTTTTGCATATCTACATCATCCAATCGTTTTCTTCGTCGATTGGTTGGAAGCCGACGTTTTTTAGAGCATCGCCGCTATCAATAAATCCAAATGGGAGTAAATCATCTTGTATTTGCTCCTCAGTTTTCTCTCTTAGCTTGTGTAACGTATTTATGTCAGTAATTTCTTTAAAATACGATTGGCTCGTTAACCATCCAAATATAACTAAATTCATTACAAGATCGTCGTGAGATCCTGGTTCTGCTTCATACGAATTTGCTTTTTTAGAAAATCTTGATAATTCTTGTATTGTTTCAAAATCGCTTAAAATAATCTGATTTTGCTCAACAAGCATTTTTAACATGGAACAACCAATAGCTTTTACACTTTTTGTTGTTCGAACACCAGAGTCAGACATTTTACCAAATCCGCTAGAAATTCTTATGCCCGCGCGGCCGCCGCTTTCAGTATGGAGCATGCTTTCATAGCCGAAATCCATTAAAAGAGTGTCTGATACTTGGCCGCCAATGTCGTTAATTTCAATTAAAACTAAAGCATCGTTATATGCAGTACCTATACGATATATAATAGATGCAAAATCAATAGGTGCTACAAAGTTATCTCTAAATGTACAAACCTGTTTATATGGCATTGATGTAATATCTATTACGTTAAACGTAGAATAATCTAAACCCTTACCTCGAGAAACATCAACGGTCATTGAATATACGTGATCTTTTTGGGGTTTTTCGTATTGGTTAATACCTTCTTTTGAATATAAAGGTTGTGAAAACGCTAACTGCTTTAGTTTTGCACCTGATATTAGCGTGCCTGAAGATCCTAAAAACTGTCCATTGTATTCTTGATTAAATTTTTCTTCGTCGTGGTCTAATGATTCGAGTGTTTCAGTTTTCCATTTTTCATCTCTACCTGGAACATCACTCCATACGACTTTTACATATTCGTATCCGTTTGTTCCTTCTTCGGCACCTTTACACGTTTTCCAAAAATGGTTTAAACCATTTGGTGTAGATGTCATTAACAGCTTTGTAGATTCACCAGACGAAATCGTAGGATAAACTGACGCGAAAAATTCATCGTATCCCTCAATGAAGGCTACTTCGTCTAAATACAAAAATGAAATAGACTTACCGCGAATTGCTGAACTTGATGTTGTTCCGGCTAAAACGTTACATCCGTTTTCCAGTGCAATGTTACCTTTGTTCCATTCCTCAACACCATGCTGAAGCCACTTCGGTAAAGCTTCAAAGGCTAATTTAATACGCGCGAGAACTTCTCGAGACGCATCTCCTTTGTTTGCAAGAATAGCAACTGTTTTAAATTCGTTGAATAAAATGTAATGTAGTATTACAGCTACGGCAGTTGTTGTCTTACCGGCTTGTCTTGCAGTTAAGACAGCGACGCGTCTATTGTTTGTTATTTTTTCAACAATGTCTTGCTGATAATCATACATGTTTAACGGAATAAGACCATGATCTACGTGAACAATTTTTATATATTCTTTTGCAAAATAAACAGGATCTTCGGAACATTTTAAATATTCTTTAATTAATTCCGGCGTCCATTCTATTTGTTCTCCAGTTTTCTTTAAATGTATGTTACCTAAGTAACCGTCACCCATCCGTTTCACCTTTAATCATTTTAAGTAAATCAGCAGTCGAGAGTATAAGATTGTTGTTTGTTACGTTCTGCTGTGTTCCATTATTTGTATTTGTTTTTTCTTCTTTTGCGTACTTTTTCTTAGTTGACATTTCAACAAAATCTTTATTTGCATCGAGAAGAGTTTTCATTAAAGTTGACGCAACCTCGAAGGCGCGTGGAGACTCTGATTGTTTTGCAAGTTCTATCATTTCCTTTAAAGCATCATCACCCTGTTCTATAATATTTTTTATATTTCCACGAGCTTGCTCGATATCAACAATTGTATCATCTTCATTTTCTAAAGTTTCTGCAATTACTAACGGGGTTTCTTCAATTATTTCAGGCAAAATTTCATCCTTTGCTTCCGATAAAGGTCTTAGACCAAGTACCTTTGCAATCTTATCTTCACTCATGCATCCCCCTCAGGATCCTCAGTTACAACTCCAATAGGTGCCCAGTCATCGTCATATTGTATATCATTGTAAGGAATCGAATCATCTGGGTCAGTAGTTGGCGTTCCATTAGCGGTTAAGCCTGGGAATGTATTAACACCTCTTATTGGGTCTGCTAGGACGTCTGTAGTGCCATATACATCTGCATCAACAAATTTAATTACTTTATTATCTTTTTCTGGTCCAAAATACCAGCATTTCATTGTAAAATTGAGAGTCCATAATACTGCTCTTCTTTCCGTGTAAGCACCTTCGTACAGCTCTTCGTTTGTAATGCCGTTTAAAATAAGTGGTATATCAATCGGATCCATACTGTCAATTATTTTAACAGTTGAAGTCCATTCTGGTTTAAAGAATGGTATGATTTGTTCAATTATTTTCGTTGCATCTTCGGAATATTTTGTCATAACATACAAAGAAAAATCTATATTATATGGTGTTCCTGACCAAGTAAAATACCTATTATCGTCGTTAGTTTCTGGTTTTGTTTTGAATATTCTTTGTTTCGATGCTATTTTTCTAGTTCCATCATATACCATGTTTGTCATTTCAAAAGACATTCTTGGCAACGTAATTGCTGATGGATTACTTAGGTTTGGATCCTGTGTAATCTTAGAAAGAAACTTCTGAAAAGGACCATAAGCAATTGGTACTATAACGCTCTGTACTTCAGCATTATTACTTGCATTTCGCGTGATACGTATTTTATTAAAAAGAGTACCAAACAAAGCAACGTATTTTCTCGTGCTTGAGTTATAGAATTGATTTACAAATGCCACTTATATATACTCTCTTGATTTAAACTTGTTGGCCTGATGCGCTACTACGCGCCAGCGTTAGATCACCAACATCGGTTGCGTTACCGTCAGATGCAAAAGAAATCTTATTTATCACATTCGTGTTGGCCGGGGCAGTTCCGCCTGATGCATAACCATCCGTAGTGCTAGATTGACCAGCAGGTGCATTTGTTACTGATAATAAATCCCCAACATCTGTTGCGTTACCATCTGCCGCAAACGGAAACTTATCAATTGTATTTACTCTAGGCGGAGCAAAACCACCCGAGGTATAACCCGATACGTCACTCGATTGACCTGAAGTTAATCTTCTTGCCTGCGTTAAATTACCAACATCAGTTGCATTACCATCTGCCGCAAAGGGGAACTTATCAATTGTGTTTTGCGAGCTCGAGTTGGGCGGTCTGGCGCCAGCAGAAGTATAACCCGAAACATCACTTGACTGTCCACCCGCTCCCGACCGAGTTAGTGTCAAATCTCCAACATCTGTTGCGTTACCGTCAGCAGCAAAAGAAAACTTATCAATAACATCCAAGAAAGTACTGCTATCAGTTTGCCCGCCTGAATTATAACCAGATACTGTACTTGATTGTCCAGCTGGAAAATATCTTGCTGCTGTCAAATCACCAACATCAGTTGCATTAGCATCAGCCGCAAAAGGAAATTTATCAATTACATTTGTTGATGGGTTGCCTCCTGATGCATAACCAGATACACTACTTGATTGACCTGTCACCGCATACCGACCTACTGTCAAATCACCTACGTCTGTTGCGTTACCGTCTGAAGCAAAGGGAAACTTGTCGATAACATTTGTTGGCCCGGGATTGCCACCCGAAGTATAACCTGATATTGATCCTTGTGCTTGCGGCGGTAGCACCTCATATTCTGTAGCCAATATGTTGCCATCAAATTCAAATCCATCGTCAGTGAAAGTCATAGTGTAAGCACCAAATGTTATGGTACTGTCACTGTTAAATTTAATTTCGTCTGCCACTTATTATAATCCTATTTAAACCTGATGCCCG